CCAATGCCTCTTGACCCCCACGAAGTCCAGGCGGAAACTGTCCGCTATCTCGTGGCCAAAAATCAGGAGTTGGCGGCCGAAGTGGCCCGCCTCACCTCCGAGCTTGCCGCCGCGCAAGCCGGGCCGGTGGTGGAGTGGCGCACCCGGATCGACGTGGAGGAGGCGACGGTGGGCGCCTTCGCGTTGCTGGTGGAGTCGGACGGGTGGCGGCTGGAGGTGAGCGACGGGACCGGAGACTACTGGCACGTGGATTCTGGCGACGAAACCGGCCCCGCCGGTAAATCCGCAGCCGAAGCGGCATACCGCCGCGCGTGCGGATTCCCAACCGCCCCGCCTTGCGCTGGGTAAGGCGGCGGCAATTCACCACCTCCCCGGCTGCATAGTGCCGCCGGGGCTCAACAACGCTGTAACGGAGGATTGACGGGATAAAGCAGGTAATCCGGTCGGCGGTTCGGGTTCAAGGGGCCGCCGACCACCACCCCATACCCGCACGGGATGGGGATAGGGGCACAGTTACCCCACCCGCCTCGCCCACCACCAAAGCGCAAGGCTCGCCCACGCCAACCCCAGCGCCACCAGCATCGGCCACTCGCTGCACAGCCGGGGCAGGCGATGGGGGCAGTGAAGGGGGTCCATGCGCCCATATAGCCCGCCCGGTTCGCCGTGGCGGGCTTTGGGGGTAGGGGCCAGATAAAGTGCAAACATGAAACCGTACACCCTGCTACAAGCCGACTATCGCGAAACCCTGGCCGCCGTCGCTGGTCAGGCTGACATCGTGTTCACCAGCCCACCCTATGCTGATGCCCGGACCTACGGCATGGGATGCAACTGGACCGATGCCGACTACGCCGCCTTGGGCGATGCCGTGTTTGCTGCGCTGAAACCCGGCGGACATGCCCTGATAAACGTCGACGCGCCGGTGAGGGAGTGGCGCAAGGGCTTCGGCACGGAGCGCGGATTTCACCCGTGGCGGCTCATGCTGGACTGGGCGGAACGGGTGGGGTTCAGGGTGCCGGATCGGCTGGCGTTTGGGCGTGCTGGCTTCCCGGGCGCTTATCATGGACGGTTTCGTAACGATTGGGAGCCGCTTCTGTGGTTTCAGCGGCCCGGAGTAGACGGGTGGTTTGACCGCTGGGGCCTTGCCGCACTAAGCAAAAACGATAGCTCTCGGAAAGCCGCGTCAGGCAGGCGGCCAGATGGCTCAATGTATAGACAAATAGCCAAGGGTAGAGCCGTGGAAGAGGGTCTGACCCATAGAGGCACGCTTTGGGATTATGAACGGGCCGGGGACATGCAGACCGGCGCCCCTGACATCGAAGCCGAGAATCACCCCGCACGGTGGCCGTACAAACTCGCGGAGGACATCGTGCGCTGTTTTTGCCCGCCGGATGGGTTGGCGGTAGATCCGTTTGTGGGAGCAGGTACTTCCGCAGTCGCCGCTCTGGAGCATGGGCGGCGGTTCCACGGGGGCGATCTGGGGGTGCGGACGGCGGACCCTGAGCGAGGGCTGGACGCGGTGCCGTGGGTGGTGGTGACTGAGCGGGTGATTGACCGGCGGTTCAGGCAGCAGCGGCTTTTTGGGGCCGGGTAGTCACCCACCCCCACCCCCCAACCCATCCCGCACCCAACGCCGATCCAGGGGCCGCCGCAGCCGCTCGCGCTCCGCCGCACACGCCGCCTCTGCCACCTCGCCCCACCACGCCCACGGGGGGCAGTCACCAGGGGGCACCGGGAGCGCGAGCCCGCCGGGCGAGTCGCAGCGGCCCTGTGCGTAGTGGGCGCGCGGGGTGCCGAGGTCGTAGGCTTCCATCAGCCGGGCGCACAGCTGCCCCGCCACCTCTGCGGGGCCGCTGGGCAAGCCGTCCAGCCAGGTGCCCGCAATCAGGACATGCACCGTGAGTACGCGCGGCGGCTGCCACCGGCCCTCCACACTCCACCACGGCAGCCGTAGGGGGTTGTGGCCGCTCACGTCCTTCGCCACCCACGCGCCGCCGTCGTCCCGCACGATCCAATCGGGGCGCTGTGTGCAGCAGGGGCTACCGCTGTGGAGGAGGAGGCGGCGCATCAGCCGAGATTGACCCGCGCCACCAAAACCCCGCCGCCGAACAGTTCCGCAAACGGCTCCGGCTCCGGGTACAGTTCCACCGTCACCCCAAGCCCTTCTTCTGGGGGCGGGTTCATGCGGACGGTATCCACGATAACGCCGTCGAGAAGCAGGCTTTGGATGTATTCAGCGAGTGTCATACCTTGAATCCAAGGCCATCCCCGGCCGCAGCGGTGCTGTAACTTGCATTGTAAAACTGAATGACGGCGCTTGTGTTGGTCCGTTTGGTGCCGGAGACCACCTGCCCGCGTAGCCCGAATTGCCGGGTCACCCCATAGAAGTAGTCGTTCGGCGTACCGGAAAAGCCAACAACCACCGTCGGGAGAACTACCGCCTCCCCGGCCTGATTCTTGAGCGCGGTGCTGCTGTTGCTCGCCAGCAACGTCCCGAGCTTGGCCGCCGCAAACGTCGCCACAGCGCCCACGTCGGCAACCATGTGGTGATATTGTGCGTTCGACGCGCTGTGCCCTAAAAAGTTGGTCCCACTCTGGAAGCTATTGGATGCCCATGCGGTAGCAGACCCCACCGCCAGCCCGTAGCGGGCGCCGTCGCTCTCACACGCCCCGGCCGTGCTGCTCTCCGGGTCCAGGTAGGCGCCCCCCAGGATGGGGATGCAGACCCCCGTCGTCAACTCGACCACCACAAAAAGCGCCTCCTGGCTCTCGATGATCCAGACCCTGCTGAACGTGCCCGAGCCTGTGTTTGCGGCCCGCCAGTAGCCGTAAAACTGGCCGCTGGTGAAGGGCGCCGCGTTGTCCCAAGCATTGAACGCACCTGCGTTCTTTGCGAGTCCAGCCAATACAATATTCGTTGCCCATGTATCCGGGCTGGCCATCGTCGGCGTTTTTGCTGTGGTGGACCCCGCGAAGATGAGCCGGTGGTTGATAGCCCCGGTCGGCGGCGTACAATAAACCGCCTCGGTCACCGGGCCAGCGATCTGGTAGCGGCCGGCCGTCCAGGCGGACCCGGAGCCCGCAGATCGCGCGCTGCCATCCTCATAGGTGGTTTTTGTGAGACAGCTATACAGGGCGTCCAGCGCGCCCGCCACGGTGGATGCCGCGACGTTGACGGGAGCGGTCTTTTTCCAGTTCAGTGTTGCTAAACTCATGCGTCGCTTCCATTAGACATGAAAATCCCGGCAGGGGTCAGGTACGCGTTTTCGTCGGGGTCTTGGTCAAAGCCATCGGTCAGTGCGAGGATTGCCGCTACATTGACGGCTGCACTTATGATGCTTCCACCGGATACTTTCAAAAACTCCCCATCCCGCAGCGTCGCAACAGTGCGGGTGACTGCGGCGCCATCGGTGATCTTCACCTTCTGCTCTGCATCCAGGGTGGAGCGGGCTGCACTTGCGGTGGTGTCGTCGAGAAGCGTGCGGGCGAAGCTGGTCAGCGTCGTGAGCGCGGCAGTACCGGACCCCGTGAAGTAGGGCAGCTTGTCAGCAGCGGAGACGAGCCCGGCGATAGCGGAAAGCTCGGCATCCCATGCCTGTACGTTGGTGCCGACCACCAACGACAGCGCCGTCCGCACGTCGGAGGGGGTGGCCCACGACGGAGCCGAGCCATCCGAGAGGAGGAGGCGGTTGGCCGTGCCGATGGGGAGCCGAGACGCACCGCCCGCGCCGTCGCCGTAGAGGAGGTCGCCCGCGTGCGTGGCGGCCAGGCCGACAACGGAGGCGCCGGTGTAGTACATCGCGGCGTTGCTGCCGTCAAATCCGGCGATGCGGTTGGCGGTGCCGGTGTGGCCGCTGGCGGTCCAGCCGAGGGAGGTGAGGGCGGCGTGGTCGGTGACGCCGCCTCCGCCGCCCACTTTCCAGGTGTAGTCATCGGCCAGGAAGCGCGAGCCCGCCCCAGTCGCCCCGCTCCCGAGCTGCGCTGTGTAGACGTAGCCGTCGCCGTTCAGGCTGGGATAGCCACCGGCGACACCCTGCCGCGCTGTGTGCTCCACATCCAGCACCTGCCCGTCAGGCGTCACCACCTGTAGCCGTCGCCGGATGGTGCTGTAAAACAGCATTGCAAAGTTGGCCATGACAGCCACGCGCTTTGAAAGGGCCGGTATCTTCATGGGAACGCCGCCGATGATGTAGGATAGACCAGCACAACCACCTGCACCCGCCCGGCGCCGAAGTCCACAGAGCATTGTGTGACGGTGCCCAACATCCCGTCAAGCCCCGCCGCCGTCTGGTGCATCCGACCGGCGATCTGCCGCGTGTAGAGCCGCACCCGGTCGCCGGGGGAGAGCCACGCGAGCCGCAGCCCTGCAAGCTGGATGGTGTACCGCTCCGGAATGGCCCGATGCGCCTCGGTCACCCGCCCCAGGATGCTCGCCCGGTGCGTGCTCTGGCTCGTGAAGAGCAGGTCTGAAACGTCATACTCCGCCCGCGCGATACTCGGCAGCGTGGCCGGGCTTTCTGCGCCTGCCGCCGTGTTGCCGCCGCTGGAGTAGACCACCACGTCCTCAGCTTCGGCGGCTGCATCCGGGTCCCAAGCCTCCCACGACCACCCGCCGATTTCCGCGTCGTCATCGGTGATTTCGGCCACGGCGGGAATCTGCTGCGAGGTGGAGAGCAGCGCGCACCGCACCGTGAGCAGGCCCATCCGAACGGTCAGAAAGAAGCCACCGGAGCCGAGAATGGTCTGAACCCAGCCTATCGGACTGGTGACGGCCTCCGCGCTCATCACCTGCCACGTCATCGTCGGCTCTGCGTAGGTCTTCCAGATCGCGGTATCTGCGTGGTCAAACCACTGATAAGGCAGAGAGAGCCCGTCCCCCTGCGGCAGCACGTCGTAGGTATGCACCCCGCTCCCGAGCACCGAGAGCAGTAGCGCCCGCACCGCAGAGGAGGGATGCGCGTCGATCCAGAGCAGCGGGGCCACCGCGTCGCCGGTCGCCGCGTCTACCGCTGTCGTCCCGTGGACCGCAGAGGCGGCTACACCCGTGAGATTAGAGCCGCCAACGCCAGTATACGTCAACACAAACGGGTCGCCGGTAGTAGGCGTGACAAGACAGGCCATCTGCGTCGTAGCCGTGCCCGGGCCGAAGCTCGACACGCTGGCCAGCGTCAGGGTAGCGGCCCCCGCCGTGTAATCCGCCGCCAACGTCGTCTCCGCCCCGGTCAGCCGGTACCCGAGCGCCGCCGTCCCCGCCGTGGCGGTCGGTCGGCATCGCAGGGCGGAGAGGAGGTCGCGGCAGGACAGCAGCCCGGAGCGTGGGGAGGAGGCGGACAACTGCTGCACCTGCCCGACGGCGAGGATTTCGTAGTCCGCATCGCTGTAGCCCGGAAACCCAAGGGCAAGCTCCACAAAGGTGCCGCGCGTCATGGCGGATTTCAGCTCGGTCAGGTCGCCCGCGAGCTGCACCGCGAAGCCTCCCAGGGTGGAGCCCCACGACCCCGGCTGCAAGGTGGGGCCGCTGACCCGCACGCCGCCCGCTGCGATGATGGGGTCGCCGATGTCCGGGTCGGAGGCGGCCACGTAGGACGCGCTGGGAACATCGTTGACCGCCACCACCCGGAGCCGAAAGAGCGGCTGAATCCGGGGCTGGGCGAGGTCGGAGAGCAGCGCGTTGCTCCAACTCACCGGCTCACCTTGCCGCTGCTCTGGAGCAGGTAGGCGGAGCTGATCCGGGGCGTGGATGCCTTGCCCGTGCGGCCCCGCTTGGCTGATAGCAGCGCCTCCAGGTTCCCGCCTGCGTTGTACTGTGGACTCGCGCCGGAGCCCAAGCCGAAGTCAGCCAGGCCATAAGCATCCACCGGCGCATAAATGGCGGCGTCCATCTCCAGCGTCAGGTCGAGGCTGTGGATGATGCCGTGTTCGTTGGTCATCGGCGGCGTGTACCGGTCAGCAGCCAGCCGAAGCGCCGGGAAGAAGCCAGCATTCCGGATGATAGCTGACGTGCCGTTGTGGTCGAACTGAAGCGTCGTCCCGGAAAGGGCGATGGTGCGGTTAGTGATAGAGGCGACCTTGTGGCACTCAACCCGCCCATACATAGGCGCCTGCTCTATCAGGAGGTCGTCCCCGGCCACCGGTGCCGCGCTCTGGTTCCACGGCGCGAAGGCGTTGCCCTGCCAGACCACATAGGAGCCGCCCAGAATGTAGCTTCCCGCGCTGTAACCCGCGTAGGCTTTGCTGTGGTCCGTTGCAAATCCCACCGCGCCGCCGGTTTCGAGGTGCGACACGAGCGCGTGTAGCGCCCGCCACCGTGCCCGCCCGGCGTCGGAGAGCATACTGTCACGCTCCAACGTGATGCGCCATAAACGACGCACCCCGTAGCTCACCTGCACCATGCCAAGATTCGCCGTGGTCAGCGTCGTAAGCTGCGGCTGCTGCACCGGCTCCAGACGGGAGACACGGGGCAGTTCGATAGTCTGGAGGGTGGAGAAGCCCGCCGGGTAGAAGTAGAATCGCGGGTTAGCCAAAAACCACCCCCCGGCGTGTGGCCTCTCTCATAGCACGGGCGAGGTCGTCTATCCCGTAGACCGACCCCTGGATGATGATGCTCGTCCCGCCGCTGCTGCCCGATGTGGCCGGAGCAAGGCGCCCATTTCCGCTGACCGTCTCGCCTTTGTGCATCAGGTAAAGGCCGGTCTGGCCGATGTAGTCGTCGCCGCTCGCGCGGCTTCCCAGGATCGTCCGCTGCCCACGCCGCCGCTCGCGTGGCCCGACGAAGACCTGATCATAGTATCCGCCCTCTTGGAAGGCGCCTTTCTCCCCGGTTTCCTTGTTGCCGAAGATGGGGGCGAAAAACTCCTTGAAGCCTGCGATCATCGAATCGACCAGCCCTTTCCAGAGTTCGACACTGAAAAGGGCGCCGATGCCGTTGAGAATGGCCTTGGGGATGCCGATGATGAGCATTTGGAGCAGGCCGCCTATCATAAGCGGAAACTGTTCCACGGTAGCCACAATCAGCTCCGGGATAGCTGCGATCAGGCCCTCCACCAGAGCCGGAATTGCCTCGAACATCGCCGGGATACCCTCGCGGATGCTGTCGGTCATGCCCTTTGCCAACACTGCCGGAAGTTCGCCAAGGTCGCCGAAGAACTCCATAAAGAAGCCGTGAATCTGGTCCTGCAAGCCCATCGCCCCATCTTCCGGGACGAGCGATGTTACAAGCTGCATCACCTGCATGATAGCCGCCACGATAGGCCCGGCCGCTGCCATGCCCGCAGAAGTGCCAATCTGCGATGCAGCCCCGGCAAGCCCACCGGCTCCGCCCTGGAGGCTCCCCGCGATGTTGCCCACGGTGCCAAGCTGCTGCACCATCGTGGGCGGTGCCGCCGCCTGTCCTGCCGCGCCGCCGATGGCCTCCCCGATGCCGAAGGAGCCCTGAATGGTGGCGGCTTGTGCCTCCATCGCCGCGCGCCGGGCCTCCATCGCCTTCGCCGCCTGCTCCCCCAATCCGAGGTCGTAGGCGAGGGCTGCCGATGCGTCCCGTTGCGCCTCTGCAAGCCGCGTCAGGGCCGCAGCCTGGCTGTCAGCCGCGCCGGTGTTGGCCTCCATCGCCGCCGTGGCGCGGATCTGCTGCTGTACGAAGGTGTCGCCCTTGGCGGCGAGCGCATCGTAGGCAACCCCCAAACCCGAGGAGGCGGCGGAAAGGTCCAGGGTATCCACCACCGATGCCGCCAACCCGACCCGCATCATTTCCAGGCGTTCAAGGTTGTTTTTGAGCGCGGCGGGAACCTCGACACCGGCCATCTCCGCGAGCTTCGCGTAGCCATCCTGCAAGGCAGCAAGCGGGCGAAGAACCGCCATAAAGGGCTCGGCAAGCACCGAAACGAGCCCGACGGCCACGGACTTGAGGATACTCTGCCCCTCCGTGATAGCCCGGAAGCCCTCCAGAACCGAAAGAGCCAGCCCCGTCGCGGCTTTCCCGGCTTTGGCGAAGGCAGGTGCGACGTTGCCGCCCACCTCGACAACGAGAAGCTGAAAGATGGACAGCAGCGAATCGACCGCCGCGTTTGCCTCTTTGATGCTCTGCAAGGTGGCAGGCGGGACGGCCGGATAGATGTCCGAGCCTATCAGCTTGAACCCCTCCAAAGAGGCCAGCGCCTCGTCAGCCGCAAGCGTCGCCTGTCCGAGCCCCACCACCAGCCCCGCGATAGCGGCGACTCCACCGACCGCCGCAGCGGAGAGCCCCACGACCGCAGCCACAGCCGCGCCGGTGGGGGTCGCGAGCGCCAAGAGCCCATCAGCCGCGTCCGCTACGCCCATCGCAAGGCTTCCGAGGGTGGGTGACAGGACGCCGAGCCCCTGACCGAGCTTCCCGGCCTGCTTTCCGGCTTCGTCGATGCCGTCGGCGAGCCCGCTGGATAGCTGCCGCCCGGTCTTGGCCGCCGCGTCGCCTACGGACTCCAGACCGGCCGCAGCCTCCTGTAGCCCTGTGATGCGCAAAGCGTGCTGAATAACGGCCATGAATCCCCCTAAATCGTGACTACTGCCATCGGTTGCAGCCTACGCGCCGTGCGCGCCCTCTCCTCCTCCGCCCGCGTCCAGCAGGTCAGATCCAGCCGTAGATCCTCCAGACTCCCCCGCAGCAACTGCGACGGTCGGCACCCGTAGGCCCTTGCCATCTGATCCAGCCACACCGGCGCGTCGGACATCGCGAAAGGCCAAGGCGGCCTTCTGGCCCGCCTCCCCGCCCACGGCGCGAAGGAGGAGGATATCCGCAGCCTCAGCATAGACCGAAGGCCCCCACATCGCCGCCAGAGCCCGCAGGGGCAGCGTGGGCGGGCTCTCCAGTACTTCGCCCTCCTCCACCACCCGGACAGGCTCCAGAGGGCTATCCGGCTCTGCGATGGCCAAGATAGACGAGGTGAGCGCCGCAGCCTGTAGCCGGGCGGCGCGTGCCAGGATTTCGGGGTCCGCCCGCCGTGCCGCCTGCTCCTCCGCCCATGCCGCCTTGACCTCCTCTGCCTCCTCCCCGCCCGCCTGGATGGTCTGGAGGGTCAGCAGGTCGCCCCGGCTCTGCGTAAGCCAGCCCTGGATGTCTCCGGCGCAAGGCCCGCTCACGAAGTCCACGGGCAGCAGGTCGCGCACCTGGATGCGCCACCCGTTCGATAGCGGGATGATGCGGCTTTCGTCCAGAGCTTTCGCGCGGTCGAAGATGCTCACGACGCCACCACGGAAGAGTCGGCGTTGGTCAGCGTCGCAAGGATGCCGTTGTCGGTGTCGTCACCGAGGCACCGGAAGGTCACCGTCTGCTCTACGATGCCGACGCCGCTGATGGGGTCGGCGTACTCGCGGATAGTGGCGTTGTGCCCCACGATAGCCAGCGAGCGGGGGGAGTCGCTGAACGTGATCGAGACATCGCTACTCGTCTGCGCACGGTGCGCCGCCTGTAAGGTGTTGGAGGTGCCGGAGAGCGTGGCCCGGATGGTGATCTCCTGATGCCCGGTGATTGCGGGCTGGTCGCTGTTGGCGCTCCCAAGCTGATCCACCCGCGCCAGCTTGTTGTCAATCACGATTTCGATGCTCTTGAGCGTGTAGTTGACCGAGTTGAAGGCCAACACCCCGGCGTGCGTATGCTTGATCAGGTAGGTCGAAGCCAGCGAGGTGAGCGCGGAAGGCGTGGAGGTGGTCCGCGCCGCCGCACTCATCCCGATGAAATCCACCCGCGCCCGCATCGTCTCGCCCTTGGCGCAAGAGAGCGTGAGGCGGTTGATCATGCAGCCCGCCAGCACATCGTCAGCCCCAGACGTACCGCGCTCTACGGCGATGGTGAGCGGGTTGGGGAGGGCGGCGGCGAGGCTCACAGCGTGGGCGTAGGGGCCGCTACCGGTCGTGGACACGCTTCCGAGCGCGTGTTTCAGGAGGAGGCCAAGGCATCCGCCCGCATAGCAGGCGTCAAGCTCCACCGTACCGGCCACGTCGGTATTCGTAAGGATTTCCGCGTTGGCGTTGCGGGTCGAGCCGGAGCCAACAAGCCAGGGAACATCCTCGTATTGCCGCTTCTCCTGAAAGTCCACGGAGCGGATGCGTGCGCCGATGGTGGTGCTGACCGGCGTTCCTGCCGTGCTTTCCTCTCCGAGAGAGAGACGCGTACCGAGTCCCATATTGTAGGCCATAGAGCCCCCTTATTCTGCGACAGTGTAGACTTGAAGCTTGAAGGAGCGCGCCAACGTCCGACCCATCGCGTTGTCCGGGTAGGTCGTGCCGATGGTCGCGCGAAAAGTGTAGTTTGTGCCGCTTGTTCCGGCTTTTACCAGGAACCGAATAAAGCGCCCGGCCTGGATTCGGGGGGAGGTCGCGTCCACCATCGCCGCCTGTGCCGAGGCTCCGGCATAGATCGCATAGGTGACCGTCTTGATTTCCTCCCATTCGTCGTGCTTCATGGTCGCGTCGCCGGTCGGCTGCGCCTTGCGGACCAGCACCGGGGCCAGGTCCAGGGTGACCCAGGTTTCTTCAGCCGCCTGCTTGGAAAACCGCACGGCGGGCTCGGTATCTCCGGGCCGCTCGGGTAGCGCGGCGATGACCGGAGAGGCGGGCTCTGCGGGGTCCAGGTAGCCGGCGCGGGCAGAGGTGATCGTGAGCACGGAGGCACCCGAGGGGGCGCCGCTCATCCCGGCGTAGAGCCAAATCTGTTGGATGCCAGCCACAGCGGTATAGGCGTCGATCTGGATGGCGAGCGTTTTGGTGGAGTACGAGAAACCGGAAAGCTGGTAGGAAACGACGGTATATCCATCGCTATCTGTAATCTGTAGCTCGTAGCCGTTGCTGTCGATGACTTCCCAGAACGGATGATCGGCGGGCACGGTGATCTGAAAGTCCGCCGGGCTGCCGTTGCCGTCCAGGGAGATTGACCAGCGATGCGTCGGGATGTAGGTCGTCCCGCTGCGTGTGACCCTCGCCCAGCTCATAGGCCGCCCCCCTGTTCCATCTGGTACTGGCATTGGATCTTGATTTCCACCCCCACGACGCCCGGCATACTGGCCACGATGCCCACTTCGCCGGAGAGCACCGGCGCGACGGTCAGGTAACCCAACAGCGTCGTATCCGCCTCCAGAGCCGCATAAATGCCGTCAAGCAGGGTCAGCGCCGCATCTTCTCGGGCCGCGTAGCCGGAGCCGGAAGCGCCAACCGCCACGATGCCCACGGTCAGATCGCGCTGGTAGCTGGTCAGGTCGGGGCCGTAGTTGCTCACCAGCGACTCAAGAAAGACCCAGGCCACCGGCGGGCTTCCGCCTTCTGCAAGCGTGTTGGGGCGGCCCCGAATCACCTTGTCGGAGGAGAGTCCCGATACCGTGGCCACCGTGGTACGGACGCGGGCGATAATGTCGCTTGCGGTACTCAAGAGCCCTCCAGGGCCAGCGCGTCACGGGTCAGCTTTTCGAGCCCGGTCCGCAGCCCATCGGCGGCGACTTCCAGGGCGGGGAGGAGGTAGGGCCTGGCCGGGATGACCGACCGCTTTGTGAGCAAAAACCACGGCTTCCCGTCGGGCTTGGCAAGGTATGCCGTACCGGGGCGCTTGCCAGCAACGAAGTGCAGGTCCGGGACATCGCGCGGCGTCTGGTAGCGGCTCACCCCGGCGGCGGTCTTGGCGACCGAGAGCGGGATGGCCAGCCACTTCCGGCGCACCGGCACGATGACGCCGCCCTCTTCGTGGATACGGGCATAGCGCACATCGCCGCCCTCGCTGCCCGCCTGTAGCAGCAGCTCTGTGAGGCTCGGGGTCTGCTGAATCACAGAGCGCACCGAGTTCCGCAGGCGCCCCGTGCGGGCGTGAAGTGTCGTCGTCAGGTTCAGCTTCGCCTGCCGCTCTGCCACCAACGCCGTAGCGGCGATGGCCTTGGCGAGCGCGCGCTGTAGCTCTTTGGGGGCGGATTTCAGCTCCACCCCTACCGTCGTGAGCGTGGTGGTCATACGGGCACCATGCAGCGGGGCAGACGCCGCCGCCGTAGCAGGTCCATCGCCTCTTTGGGGAGAAGGCCAGGGTCTAATAGGCTCATATTCACGCCGCCGCCGCTCTTACTGCTTTCGCCCTGGGTCATGCGTACATCCCAGAGGTGCCGCACCGTCAGCCGGGCCGCGTGTTGCAGCCAGTCGGGGACGGTCGAATAGCCAGCGTTGTAGCTCGCTTTGATGGCGCGGCGTCCGGTGGACCATGAGCCGTGCTGTGCGTCCCAGTCAAGCAGAACCAGCCCGTTGTTGGGCTCCTCCAGCGTGTAGTCGCCGGAAGCTACGAGGTCCGCCGCCGCATAGGAGCGGTCCGGGGAGTCGTAGATAGACGTGATGGAGTTGACCGGCAGGATCTCAAGCCGAAGCTCAACACCCCCCGGTCCATCCATGTAGCGGACATAGCTGGCCGCTTCCGCCGTCGGCTGGGCTCCCGCCGCTATCGGAGGGTAGCCCAGGTAGTCCGCGATTGCTGCACCCGCAACGCTGATCAACTCCGTCAGCAAGGCGTCGTCGTCCGAGCCGGAGAGCCCAGGGATCTGCTGCTTTGCCTCTGTCGTTGTTATCAGCGCCATCGGGTAAACCTCTTTGCGGGTGCAGAATCGCGCGGTGCCTCACCGATTACAGGCCAGCGCGAAGGCTGCGGGCAGTCGCAACGATCTGGTTGCTGTAGGCGGGGCCGGTGCCGTTCTTGCTCACCTGGATTCGCATGGAGCTACCCGCTGCGATCTCCAGTTGCTTGCCGGTGCCGGAAAGGGTCATGGCCAGCCGGGTGCCTGCCGTCAGCGCGGAGCCGCCGCTGCTGTTGGTAGTGTGGGTCGCCACCGTGGTGCCACCGATGGAAACGGTGGTGGTGATGTAGTTGGAGGCGTGCGTAGATACCGAGGTCTTGGGCATCAGGTCGATGCTGTCCACCGCCACGGTATCGGCGCTGTAGTTGTGGACGTACACATCGTCGGTGGCATCGGTGCCCGACACGACGGCGGTAGGGAGGAGAATGCGGTCAATCATGGGAACCTCAAGGGGAAAGGTAGAGAAGGAGGAAGCCGGGCGCCCTGACGAGCGCCCGGATCAGGCTATCAGCCCAGCCACTTGTAGCCGTAGCGGACGACGGCGGAGGAGGAGCCGGACAAGGTCTTGAAGGTCCGGCGGAGCGTCGCAACAAGGTTGTAGGCGCCCACGGTGATGTCCTTGTCCACCTCCACCATGCTCGCACGGCGCTGGTAGTGTGCGAACTCCTCACGGGCAACCGCCAGAACGCCGGAGTAGGCGCCGGATGCGGCGTAGAGCCCGGTGTTGGCCAGATCGGCGGAGAGCCAGCGCGTCATCACCACGGGCACGCCGGAGATCGCGGCAAGCTGGCCGTTGAGCAGCGTCGCATTTTGGCCGAGCTTGTCCACGGTGAGCACGTTGGAATCCGTCAGCATCTTCTTGAAGAACACTTCGGGGCTGGTCAGGATCACGGCGTTCATGTTGCCGCGCTCGCCGAGCCCGCCCAGAAGCTCCTCCATCACCTTGGCCACGGTCTGCGCGGCGGACTGGTCCACCGTCAGGGAGCGGTCGTAGGCCAGCGCACGCAGCCCCAGGAATGCCCGGCGATGGTCGGCAGATCCGCCCTTGCCGTTGGCGCCCCACCGGCCGCGGATGTCCCAGGACGCGATAACATCCTGGTGGGTCGCGGCGGTGTCGCCGTTGATCATGGCATCCTCGTAGGCGTCCCGGATGGCGCGGGCGAGGCGGCGCTGGATCTCGGGGAGCAGGGGGATGATGCTGTCTTCGGTGGCGGCGTCGTCCAGAAGCACCCGCGCGGCCAGGCCCACGGGGTCAATCGTGGTGTTGCTGGTGGTGGGGGTGGAGGCCACATACTTGGCGGGGTCGTCCTGCGATACCTTGCCTTTGATGTAGGGCCGGATGGTGTCGCTGATGCCGGGGATCACGATGGGGCCGGGCACGTCCACCACATTGAACAGGGCGTCAATGCCCGCCGGGGTGTAGTATTCTTCATAGAGCTGGTTGCTCCAGGTATCTGGAATCCACTCGGCACCGGACCCGGCGGTGTCGCTGATCGCCCGCTCCACCGCGCCACGGATGGAGCGGGGGCCTTTGGCGAGGTGGTTCAGGATCTGCTTGTCCAGCGAGGGGGTGGAGGCGTGGTCACGGCCACGAGACAGAATGCGCCGCGCGAAGTGCCGACCGGCGGCGAGCTTCAGCAGCTCAAGGTGCCAGTTGTCCACGGGGGCGCTGTCGAAGAGGCCATCCACCTCAACATCCACCGGCTGCCCGGCGAACTGCTGCCGCACGACACCGGAGCGGAGGGCCACCCCGCCGTCAGGCCGGATGAACTTCGTCATGTTCTCCCCGGTGGGGGCCATTTCGCGGGCGTTGTTGATCCGGGCCTCGGACAGCGCCTGAAACTTCACGGTGAGGTCGTCGATGGCGCGCTGCTGCGCGGTCTGGTTGTTCTGGAGGGAGGGGAGGACCGCCTTGGCCTCCTGGCAGATCTGGATCACGGCTGCGGGTTCCATAGGGGACTCCTATCGATTGTTGAGAAAGTCTGCGAGAGACTGGGTTTTTTTGGTTTCTACCGGCGCCGCAAGCTGCTGCGCCTGGGTAAGTCGGGAGAGCACCTGCGCCAACACCTGATCAGCGATGGCGCCGATGTCCAGCGAGGGGGCAGAGCGGACGGCTACGGCTTTGGGGTTGGCGGGGATG